ATCCAAGAGTACGGTCCTGACAGCGTTCAGGCTCACGTCGAGGTCTACGGTGAGTTTCCCAGTGCTGGAGATGACCAGTTCATCCCCGTTTATCTCGTCGATGACGCCACCCAGCGGCCGAGGTACAAGGACGCTTCCGCCCCTATCATCATCGGCGTCGACCCGGCCAGGTTCGGGGCAGACGCGACGGTCATTGCCGTCCGGCAGGGACGCGACCTGAACGTCATCAAGCGCTACCGGGGCGACGACACCATGGAGATCGTCGGCCGCGTGATCGAGGCCATCGAGGAGTTCAACCCAACGCTGGTCGTCATCGACGAGGGTGGCCTGGGCGCGGGCATCGTGGACCGGCTCAAGGAGCAGCGGTACAAGCAGGTCAAGGGCGTCAACTTCGGCAACAAGTCCACCAAGCCCATCATGTACGGCAACAAGCGGGCCGAGATGTGGGGCAACATGCGCGAGTGGCTCAAGACGGCGTCGGTCCCGACGGACAAGCTGCTCAAGTCCGACCTGACGTCGCCCAAGGTCAAGCCCGACAGCAAGGGCACGATCTTCTTGGAGGGCAAGAAGGAGATGAAGGCGCGGGGGCTGGCGTCACCCGACGCGGCCGACGCCATCGCCGTGACCTTCGCGTACCCCGTGGGCACCCGGACGCCCGTTGACAAGGCCCCGAGGCGGTCGTATGGTCGGTCTGGCGTTTTAACGAGTTGGATGGGCAGCTAATGGCTCGCAAGGGCGTGTCATTGTCAGTAGGACGGGGCGAAAAGCTACCCGTCGCTAAAGGTGCTGGCCTTACCGCCAAGGGCCGCCGCGTCTACAACTCTGCCACAGGCTCCAAACTGAAGGCCCCGGCGCCCAACCCCAAGACAGCCGCAGACAAAGGCCGAAAAGCCTCATTTTGCGCCCGAATGGGTGGCGTTGTTGCCAAATCCAAGAACGCCGAGCGGGCCAAAGCCTCAATGAGAAGGTGGAATTGCTCATGAAACCGGGTCTATACGCCAATATTAACGCCAAGAAAGCCCGAATTGCCGCCGGATCGGGCGAAAAGATGCGCAATCCCGGCACCAAGGGCGCGCCGACAGCCGCCGCCTTCAAAAAGTCGGCTAAAACGGCCCAACAGTCGCTGTCTGGCTATGGCGGACTGCCTGCCATGAAGCGCATCAAGAAGGGCAAGTAGCGTGCCGCTGGTCAAATCAGCCTCAAAAGGGGCCTTCCGCAAGAACATCAAGGCCGAAATGAAGGCCGGAAAGCCAGCAAAACAGGCCGTCGCAATCGCGTACAACGTCCAACGCAAGAGTAAGAAAAATGGCTAAGAGACCGAAACTTGGCGGCGAACTGCCGGCGTACAACACAATGACACCCAAGAAGCCGCGCAAGTCCTTGGCGCAAGCCCTCCAGACCACGGTCAACGGTTTGGCAAAATCTGGCTACGGCTCAAAAAACTACGTACAGCAGCCGCCCAAGCCGATCCGCAACGCATCGACTTACGGCAGCACACCAATCAAGGATGGCACGCTGGTCAGCAAGCCCAAGCCGATCCGCACCAAACTCAGCGTTCCGCGCAAACCCGCCAAGTAGAGGATCAAGACAATGGCAGACGTAAAAGGTGGCCGGGGCGTTACCGGCATGTCGTTCAGCGGCAAGGGAAACCTTGAGAAGCCTTCAAGCAACAAACTTGCCCGCGAACTTGGCAGTACCTTCAACAAGACAACGATGGCAAACCCGATTGGCCGCCGTTACGCCGAGGCCATTGGCCCCATGAAGCAGAAGAGCGTCCCGCGTACGTTCGTTCCGGGGCCTCGCAAGCCCGTCACACCACCCCCCGCAGTGGCCGTGCTGCCCCCGGCCAAGAAGCCTGTCGTCAAGCCGGCGGCAAAGGTCATTAGCAACGTGACCCGCGAGAAGCTGTCGCCGGTCAAAAATTCGTCGGTTAGCAAAAAGCCGCCCGCTACGCGTTTTGGCACCGTTACGGGCAAGACCACCGGCACGCGGGTGAGCGGCGGCGGTGGCTACGGTGGCGGTGGCACACGCGGCGGCGGCAGCCTCAGCGGGCAGGGTAGCGGCAGCCGGTCGGCGGGCACCAGCCGCACGGGCGGCACCCAGCGTAACGACCCTGTGAGGGGCTGATATTGGCTGACGACGGCATCATCGGCGCGGCGCAGGTCGCCAACGGCGGGTCGGACAAGTCCGACCTGCTCGCTACCATGCGTTCGCGCTTCACGATGGCGTTGGGGGCCTACAGCGAGAGCCGCGAGGACGAACTCGACGACCTGCGTTTCATGGCAGGCTCGCCCGACAACCAGTGGCAGTGGCCGGCCGACGTGCTGTCCACGCGCGGCTCGGTGCAGGGCCAGACCATCAACGCGCGACCGTGCCTGACCATCAACAAGCTGCCGCAGCACGTCCATCAGGTGACGAACGAGCAGCGCCAGAACCGTCCGTCGCCCAAGGTCATCCCGGCCGACGACAACGCCGACGTGGCCGTGGCTGAGGTGTTCGACGGCATCATCCGCCACATCGAGTATATGTCCGACGCCGACGTGGCCTACGACACCGCCTGCTACAACCAGGTGATCTTCGGCGAGGGCTACATCCGTATTCTTACGGAGTACACCCGCGACGACAGTTTTGACCAAGACCTGAAGATTGGCCGCGTGCGCAACTCCTTCAGCGTCTACATGGACCCTACGATCCAGGACCCGTGCGGCTCCGACGCCAAGTGGTGTTTCATCACCGAAGACCTGCTGAAGCCCGAATACGAACGCATGTTCCCCGACGCCCAGCCGATCAGTTCAATCCTGGCGCGCGGCATTGGCGATCAGTCGTTGAGCCAGTGGCTCAGTGAAAATACTATCCGTATTGCGGAATACTTCTACATTGAGTACGTGCCCGCGACGTTGAACCTGTACCCCGGCAACGCCACGGCGTTTGAAGGCACGATGCCAGACATGAAGCTGCGGGCCATTTTCGGCCAGCCGCTGCGGTCCCGCAAGGCCGACCGCCGCAAGGTCATGTGGATGAAGACCAACGGCTACGAGGCGCTGGAAGAGCGCGAGTGGGCGGGCAAGTGGATACCCGTCGTGCGCGTCGTCGGCAACGAGTTCGAGGTCGATGGCCGGATGTACGTGTCGGGCCTTGTGCGCAACGCCAAGGACGCGCAGCGCATGTACAACTACTGGGTCAGCCAGGAGGCCGAGATGCTGGCCTTGGCGCCCAAGGCACCCTTCATTGGCTACGGCGGCCAGTTCGAAGGCTACGAGATGCAGTGGAAGACGGCCAACACGACCAACTGGCCGTACCTTGAAGTCAACCCGGACGTTCAGGACGGGGCTGGCAACGTGCTGCCCCTGCCTCAACGCGCGACGCCCCCGATGGCGCAGACGGGTCTGATCCAGGCCAAGATGGGCGCTGCCGAGGACATCAAGGCCACCACGGGCCAATACAACGCCAGCCTCGGCCAGCAGGGCAACGAGCGGTCTGGCCGCGCCATCCTCGCGCGCCAGCAGGAGGGCGACACCGGCACGTACCACTTCGTGGACAACCTTGGCCGCGCCATCCGCCACGTCGCGCGCCAGTTGGTAGACATGATCCCGCAGATTTACGACACCCAGCGCATCGCCCGCATTATTGGTGTGGACGGCGAGGTGGGCATGGCGAAGATCAACCCGATGCAGCCCGAGCCGGTCAAGAAGATCGTCGATCAGGCTGGCAACGTCACCGAGAAGATTTACAACCCGTCGGTCGGCGTCTACGACGTGGTTGTCACCACCGGACCCAGCTACCTGACCAAGCGCCAGGAAGCAGTCGAGGCGATGGCGAACATCCTCCAGACCAGCCCGCAGTTGTGGGAGGTCGCAGGCGACCTGTTCATCAAGAACATGGATTGGCCGGGCGCGCAGGAGATGGCGGCCCGCTTCAAGAAGATCATTGACCCCAAGGTGCTGGCGGACGACGACAAGTCGCCCGAATTGCAGGCGGCCGAACAGCAGGTCGAGGCGGTATCGCAGCAACTTGAAGAGGCGATGAGCCTGCTCAACAACGTGCAGTCGTCGATGGACGCGCAGGAACTGCGCATCAAGGCGTACGAGGCCGAAACCAAGCGTATCGCCGCCACGTCTGCCGGCATGTCTACCGAGCAGATACAGGACATCGTGATGGGCACCATCGCGGCAGCGGTTGAGACGGGCGACATCTCGGGCAGCCGCCCGATGATGCCGCAGATGGATGAACAGCGCGGTGCGATGGGCATGCAGGAAGAGCCTGTAGAACAGATGGGACCAATGGAATGAGTTGCGATAAGTTCATAGGCATGCTGTTTCTGGCCCGCGACGTGACGCATTCGGCGCACCTCAACACGCGGTCCTACGCCAAACATGTGGCGCTGAATGGCTTTTACGACGAGATCATCGACCTGGCGGACAAGTTTGCCGAGATGTACCAAGGCAAGTACGGCCTTATCGGGCCGATTGCGCTGATGTCGGCGGACAAGTCCAGCAATGTGCTGACGTTTCTTGAGAAACAGGCAGAACAGATCGAGAAAGTCCGTTATGACGTCGTCGATAAGGACTGCACCCCCTTGCAGAACGTCATCGACGAAATCGTCGGGTTGTACTATACAACGATCTACAAGTTGAAATTCCTCGCGTAAGGACTGAACCATGGGCCTCAAAACCACTACGACTTGCCTCGGCTATCAGCAGATTACGCCGAACACTGCGACCAGCTTGACCGTTCCGTCCCTCGCGCCGGATGGCTCCAAGCAACAGGCAACCTTCGCTGTCATTACCCCGGAAATCCAAAACGTCCGGTGGCGCGATGACGGCACGGACCCGACGTCTTCGGTCGGCATGCCGATCTACGTCGGCACGTCGATGCTGTACGACGGCGACCTGACCAAAATCCGCTTCATCAACACGGTGGCTGGCGGCAAAGTCAATGTGAGTTACTACGCATGATCAGCATCACGGGGGTTCCGCTTAACATTGCCGGCGCAGCCTCTGCGGCTGGCTACATCATTACGGCCGACGCGATCCTGACGGAGAGCGGGACGACCCGCACGCTGTCATCGGTTGACAACGGCAAGATCATCTACTGCACCAGCGCCTCAGCAGTGACCATCACCTGCGCGGCGGGGTTGGGTGCTGGCTTCTCCTGCACCATCATTCAGGCAGGTGCTGGCAAAGTGACGGTCGCCGCTGGCGGCCAAACGCTGGTGTCCTACTCCAGCCTGTTCAGCACGATGGGCCAGTACGCGGTGATTTCCGCCATCTGCCCGGTCGCTAACACCTTCCTTCTGGCCGGCAATTTGGGTGTGTAACTTATGGCTGTAAATCTTTCATTTATTGGCGGCGCGGGGTGGCAGTTTTTTGACGACAATGGCGACCCACTGTCGGGCGGAAAGATTTACACGTACGCTGCCGGCACTACTACGCCGCTAACAACTTACACGTCGCGCGACGGCCTTACGCCGAATACCAACCCCGTTATTTTGGACGCCGCAGGTCGCACACCGCAAGAAATATGGGCGACAGAAGGTCTGTTGTACAAATACGTAGTTAAAACTTCTGCCGACGTATTGATCCGTTCTTGGGATAATGTTGGCGGCTCGGTTGTTGCCAGCAATCTTGCGCAAGAGTTAGCAAATACAACGGACAACACCAAAGGAGACGCGCTGGTTGGTTTTCGACAGAACAATTCCAGTGGTTTTCTACTCGGATCGGTAGGCCGCACGGTAAATGCAAAGCTGACCGAAAGTGTTTCAGTTAAAGACTTTGGCGCCGTAGGTGACGGTGCGACCGATGACACTGCGGCCATTCAGGCTGCGATTGATTTCTGCAAATCAAAACCCGGTTATAACTTGCGCTTCCCTCGTGGCGAATATTTGGTCACAACATCCCTTGATTGCACATACGCTGGATCGGCTGCGGGCATCAGTAGCGGATACTACGGCTTCTCCGTTGAAGGTGAAGACCAGATTAATACGTTCATCAGCGGGGCAACATCTGGCACGCCTGTCTGGGATTGCACTGGCAAGCCCCGCATGACATTTCGTAACATCGGTTTTTCCAACTACACTGATGGGGCTCACAACCCATCTTGCGCGCTCCTACTTACACGCAACCTGACCAATGGGTTCGGCGGAGGCCATTCATTTACGAATGTAGAAATCCGCGGCTATTATACGCAAGTAGCGGTCATGTCTGCTAGTTCTGAAGGAAATACGTGGATCAGATGTCAGTTTGAACCATTCTCGCAAGTGCCTTCATTCGCTATCACTGAGCAACTTTTGCCTGGTGTCACATCATCATATATTAATCTTTCAGGACATGTTCTTGTCGGTGGAAATACGACAACTTCGTTTATCTCATCTTATTTTCTGACTTTGTATGGCTCTACCGTGAACGCGCTGTTATTGGGCGGTATTGACAACGCAAGTTTTGTTGGGTGCTATAGCAAAAGCAACGGTAACGCAGCGTTTCGTTTTATCTCCAACTGCGGCAATGTCAAAATCATTAACATCCGCGATGAAAGCGAAGGCTTGTATTTTGCGCAGTTGGACGCCAGCGTTACACTTTCGGGGTTTAGCGTATCGGGACGCGCATCGCGTGGTATTCGTGCTGAAGATTTGTCGTCGATTATAAAAAGCGACATCCGCCCGGACTTTATGGTGGGGGCGTCCGGGTTTAGCTTGGATGCGTATGACTGTACGGAAACCGATGTCCAAGGCATGACCAATGCTGTGCGTGTCCGAAACGATGCGTACAAGTCTCGTTTTTACGATTATAAATTGGCATCGGAATGGACGTTCCCGACGGGCGCCCGCAAGACGCCAGAGTTTTATTGGCTGTCTTACATTGGCGGTCAAATAAACTACAGCCGCCAAATTATGAACGCCGATCCATTCCGGCGCGACGAGTTTAGTCGCACCGAAATAAATAACCTTGTGCTTCCGGAGACGCTTGTATCCGCAGCTACCGGAAACTACACGCCGGACTATTCGGTTGCGGGGTGTTTTGCTTTTGACTTAGTTGGAAATCTTTCTGTTCTAAACCCAACCAATGTCAACCTCAACGTTGATGATGGATATGGGCAGGTTCTTATTCTTAACTTCAAGCAGGACGCCACCGGCGGGCGCAGTGTATCTTTTGCTTCCGGGTTTGATTTGGGCGGGGCCACAGTATCAACTGCGGTAAACGCTCTTACCAGCTTCATGTTCGTTTTTTCTGCGCTTGGCAAATGGGTAAGGGTCCGGTAATGATCACACCTTCTTTTTCCCTTACCGCTTGCGAACGTGTTCTGCCTAGACTTGCGCTTGATTTTACAACCGCCGTTTTAGATAGCCGTGTCACCGTTACGCGCGCGACTAGCGCTACGAACCCCGCGACCTATAGTAACAGTAGCGGATTTATAACCGCAGCAACAAACAATCAGCCGCGATTTGACTACAACCCCAGCACAAAAATTTGCAGAGGTTTGCTAATTGAGGAGAGCAGAGCAAATCTGCTTACGCAAACCGAAAATTTTAGCGGTGACCCGCCATGGTTTAAGGTTGATGTATCCGTATCATCCGGCGCTGCTCCTTCACCTGATGGCGGAAACAATGCAACTAAGTTGAGGGCATCTGCAACCACTAACTACCATGGCATCCTACAGTTTTATTCGACAGCGGCGGGAGTGCAATACACACAAACGGTATTTGCAAGTAAAGGCGAATATAATTTTCTAGTTTTAGGTTTGAGTTTCTCGGGCGGCGGAAGCCAAAATATTGCTTGGTTTAATTTAAACACTGGAACTATCGGCACAAAAACCGCAGTGGATGCTACTACAATCGAAGATTGGGGTAACGGTATATATAGGTGTTCGGTCACATATACATCAGCGGGGACAGAATATCCTTGGATTGCCGTTTCCAACGCAGATGGTGTCAGATCGTTTGCAGGTGCCGTTGGCGGAACTAGCGGCATCTACATTTACGGAGCTCAACTTGAACTCGGCGCATTTGCCACCAGTTACATTCCAACGACGACCACAAGCCTGACGCGAAATGCCGATGTCGTAACCATGACGGGCACAAACTTCACCGATTGGTACGCATCAAGTTCTGCCGCGTTGGCGGCCGTTGTTATACCTAACACAGCAACTGGAACACGCCCTATCTGGCAACTTGATGACACAACCGCGAATGAAATTATTGCTCTGCGCGGAAATGTTGCTAACCCAGAACTTTATATTGTTGATAACGGCACCCCGCAAGCGCAACTAGACGCAGGTACTATAACGGCAACCACTCAATATGGTTTGTGCGCAGCGTTTACTGCCAATAGTTGCGCGGTTTCGCAAAACGGTGCCACGCCCGTAACCACCGCAACCGCTACCATGCCCACAGTTACGCAGGCACGTATCGGTTCTGACGGCAGCAATTTTCTAAATGGCGCTGTAAGAACCTTGCGATATTGGCCGCAACGTATCTTAAACGCTGAAGCACAAGCATTTTCAAAAGTATAGACTGCCGTAACAAATCGTGTTACAGAACCCCAACCCTACTGGCAGGGCACGCCAGGAACCGAAAGGTGTCTAAATGAACGAGAACGAACTAGCGGGTGCGCCCGCGCCGGAACAGGCTCCCACGGCTGAACCTGTTGCCGCATCAGATACACCGCCGGAACCGACGCCCACGGAAGCATCCAAGACCTTCTCTCAGGAAGAATTGGACGCAATCGTCGGCAAACGTCTCGCAAGAGAACAACGGAAATGGGAGCGCGAGCAAGCGCAGAAAGCTAAGTCCCAGCCCGTTCCGACGGAACCGCTGAAAGCTGACGACTTCGCAGATGCGCAGGCCTACGCCGACGCCCTTGCCGAACGCAAAGCCCAAGAACTCTTGGCTAGGCGTGACGCAGAGGCCGAACGCGCAGCAACGCTCGACGCCTATCACGACCGTGAAGAGGAAGCCCGGAACAAGTACGACGACTTTGAACAGGTCGCGTACAATCCGAAACTCCCCGTCACGGAAACGATGGCGCAGACCATTCAGGCAACCGATAACGGTCCCGATGTAATCTATTACCTCGGATCGAATCCCAAGGAAGCCGAACGGATTGCGCGTCTCTCACCGCTCTTGCAGGCACGGGAAATCGGAAAGATTGAAGCCAAACTTGGCGCCAATCCACCGGCCAAGAAAACTTCCACCGCCCCGGCACCGATTGCTCCGGTCACGGCCCGTACCTCAACAGGTACGCCTGCATACGACACCACCGACCCACGTTCTGTGAAGAACATGTCAA